GTGCCACATCAGCTCGAATTTCAGCCGCTCGAGGTCGTCCCCCACCCATTGCAGCAGCGGCTTACTCTCAACCACCTTCTGCTCGGCAAAGTCGTACGCCCCCGCAGATTCATAGGCGTCCGGCGATCCAACAACTTCGAATTGAATTTCACCCAATGCTGCGAACAATTGATCTCTCCTCAGAACTGCGCCCGCTCACGCCGCGCGGATTCTCGTTTCAATTGATCGAACAGTTCTTCGCGATGCGCCCGCAATGCGCCAATCACGTCATGCTGCACAGCACCGCCCCCCGACCCATTGATCACGACCGTCGGCGATGAGTTGATCGTGATCCCGCCTCGTCCACCCTCCGCACTGGAAGCACGCGCATTGCCCGACGGCTCCGCGAACTCCCGCCGCGAAACATTCGATGGCGGAGTCACCCCGCGAATCGATCGCGCAATCCGGACCTTGGCTAGCCGGCCCTTTTCGGCGAACGACGGTACATTCGAGTTGAGAGTCTTTAGGGCTCGGCGGGTCGGATTGGTTTTCAAACCCGATGTCGGTGTCACATATTCAACCGACCGCTCAATCCGCGACAGTACGTTCATCGCTTGCGACAATTCCGGAATCTGTCGGTGCGATCGCGTCGCCGCTTCGACCAACGCCGTCGCGCGATGCCGCCTGGCCCCGGCACTCGCAGTCATGCTCCGACTCTCCGCTTCGTTCCAACCAGGTCCGGCACCAGAGCCGCCCCCAAAGCCATCGCCTGCAGTTCTTCGCTTGACGAAAACCCTTTCGTTTTTCAAACCGACAGCTTCTACAGGAACCTGCCAGCGATACGTTTTCGCCTTCTCGATGCTCGCAGCTGCCCGCGCGATTCGACCGCTCTTGCGCGCGACGCTAGTCATTCGATCGAGGTGCCGCAGCGCGCGCGCCGCCGTCGAATTGATCGTTCTGGATTGCCTCGCCATCTGATGCAGCGTCCTCGGGTTCTTCTACTGCGCTCGCGCCGCATTGCGGTCGAACGGACGTAGTTGAGAGGTCGCCGCTTCCACTCGCAAGGCACGACCCGCGAGTTCCTTGCCGTTCATCGCTCGCAGCGCGATTGCGGCGTCGGTCTCAGTCTTCATTTCGACAAAGCCGAATCCCCGCGAGCGACCGTCGAACCGGTCGCGCACGATCTCGGCCCGATCCACTCCGCCTATCTCGGCAAAGGCCTCGCGCAAATCCCCATCGCCCAACGAAAAACTCAGATTGCCAACGAATAGTCTTATTCCCATCGCCTCACCGTTTCGTCTGATTAGTCACTTCACACATTGTGGTATAGTCACTGCACTACTGCTCACGATTTGTCCCTCCGCCGCGTTCGACGCACGTCCGTTCATATTCAGTCATTGCGTCAAGCCAGTACGACAGCTCCGCAAAGTCCATCCCGCTTAATTCCTGCACTGAGATTCCGGATTGGACGAGGCCTGCGAAGCTCGCTGCGGAGGGCGGTCGAAATTTTCGTCAATCACCTCAGCCTGCAACGCCATGACGTCCGCCAGGTCCATCTCGAGCACGTCCTCGTACACGATCTTGTGCCCGTCCACCCTCGTCACCTCGGCGATCAGCGCAAATATCACCGCGCTCGCATCGCTTCCCGCCGCTGCCCGTTGCGCCCGCATGAGGTCTCGTCCATAGCCCTTGCGCAATTCGGCTCGCGCGCCGGACGGCAAGTCGATCGTCCGCGACGGCTGTTCGTCTTTCGCTTCCGCGCCGCCTATTCGGACGCCATTGACCGTAGTGTCATCGCTCTTCATTAGGCATCGCTCCCGTTTTTCGACTTCGTGAACCGGGCGCTCATCCGCCAAGATTGGATCGGAAATTACTCAGTTGATCGACGCCGCCTACTACGTAGATATTGGCGAATACGTCGTACAAGTATATTTGGACGCCTGCGACGAATAGTTCGCAGTGATAGATACTTACTACCGAAGTAGTCTCGACCATCTGATGCTGGCGGAAGGTCGGACTCCCCGCATCTTTGAAGACTCCGGTCATCAGGTAAACAACCGGTAACTCCGCGGTTCGTCCCTGGCTGGTGTACTGCTCCAGGTTCCCGCGCGCCTGGAACGAGTGTGTCTGGAAGGGACTGGCCGACATCGTGAGCGTCTCCGCGTCGAACGACGACCACTTGATCTTCGACTCGAGCTTTTCCACGCCCGCCCACAACTCCGCCGTGCCCGCCATCCCCAGGCCCTTGTAGTCAATCATCTTGTGCTTGGGATTCGCGATCTCGATTTCTTCGGCGCGCCCCAGCAGTCCAACGCCGTCGATGTATATATTCGCATTAGTCAGTGAGTTGATCTGAATATTCATTCTAATCCTCAGTTATGCCGTCGCCCCTGCCGCTACTGTGATCGGACTGGTGTTCCCCAGTTGCTGCAGCAGCGACACATCGATGAATGCCTCGAACGTGATTCTTTCCGCCGGCGGCGGGGGCATCACGTCGATATCGAATACCAACTGGCCGCCGGCGATTTGCGCGGACGGATTCTCCGCCGGGTTGAAGCTGGCCGCGCCCGCGACCAACGCTCCACGCTGGATCAGCGATCTGATGAACGCGTTCGCGCTGGCGAGGATCGCATCGATCAGCGCATTCGAAATCGGCTGATCGATGAATTGCAGCATCGCCAGTTCCACCGATTCCTCGATTACGTCCATAGTGCGGCGCACCGAAATAAAATTGTCCGGCGTGGTTGCGGTCGGGTACGCCGAGCTCCGGTTTCCCCACACCCGAAGGCCCGTGCCGAATGCGTTGAACACGGTCACGATTCCCGCCGCATTCAGATTGTTCACGTCGGATGACGCGTCGAGGATCGACGCATACAGTTGAACGTCAGGCCCAAGCATTCCATCGACTTCCGTGTTGGACGGCGACCACCAGTAACCCTGCGCCAGGTCCTTGGCCGCCATCGCTCCAGCCACCCACTGCGAGTATGGCGCGACCGCGTTCGCGTTGAATTGCGACGTCACCGGTATTCCCGATGCGTTCAGCGTTACTCCGGTCGGCACGATTCCCGTGTCGAAAAACGTCTCTTGCGGATAACAGAGAATCGTTCGGGTGCTCGAGGCTGCGAAGGCGTTGCCCACGGTTCCGCGATTGGTTATCGCAACCGTCGGAGAAGTCGCGGGCGGCGAATCGACCAGCGCTACCGCGCGAACTTTGCTAGCCATCGCATCGAGCGCGACTGCAACCGTGGTGTCCTGCGAATATCCCGGCGCTATCAGTATCTTGGGAAAGAATCCCAGCGTCCCGTAGGTGGTCTGTAATACCTGGGCCCCGGTGTACACCCCGCTGGTGATAGCCCCAATCACGTCAGCGTCTACCACCTTCGACGGATCCGCATACCTGAACGCGATCAACACGCTTGCGCCGGCGGTAATGTGGCCGCCCGATCCGGTTGGGATCAGGGTAATGGCACCATTCACCGCGTCGAGCGTATAGTCAGTCCCTGCGACGTACGTAGTACCCGCTGGATTACTAGTGACTACCACATTCGAGACACCCATATGCCCCAGGTTGATTGAGTTCTGGGTATTGAAGCTGAACGCGGTCGCGGCTATCGCCGTGTAGTGCCTGGTTGGATCGAATACGTTGACGACTATCGCCTGTCCCGCAGATTGCGCCTGGATCGCTGCGAGCGCATACGGAATCGTGTATCCGCGAACCAGCGGCCCGAACATTGCCGCGTCGAGCGCCGACGATACCAGCGTCGGCGCATTCAGCCCCGCCGCAACCAGCGGCGACGCCACCGCCCAGGTCGGCGCGGTTCCCACTAGTCCGATCACCGCCGATTTGACGACCGTGACCGGAACCGGCCCATTAGGTACTTCGATTACTTCAACTCCGTGCAGGAAACTGGCTGGCATGTATCACCTATACTCAGTTGGATCGAGTTACTATTGTTGATTAGTTAGTCGGCTCACTCTGGCCCGCGGTCGCGACAGCCTCTTCGGCGTATGAGTACGCGATCTGCACCGTTTCGCCTGCGGTTATCGCACCGCCGGGAATCGCAATGACTATTCCGTTCGCGCGATCGATCGAAAAATCCGTGCCCTGGATCAACGCCGCGCCGCCGACACTTGTAACGCTCACCGCAAACACGTTGCCCTGGGGAAGTTGAACATGCCCGTTCGAATTGAACGTGTACGCCGACGCGCCGACCGTGACAGTAGTCTGCCCGCTCTCTTCCAATGCGTTGCCTTTGATGAAGAGTGGGAAATTCTCGGTCGGCGACCTTTCGACTGCTACGGTGCTGAGCGCAAAGGTCGAAGAGTAGGTCCAGACGCCGCCTTGCTTGTCGCGTTTTATGAATTTTTCACGGACCGGGTACATCTTGCGGCAGCCGGGAACTTGATAGCCGGTCAGCGCCGCGCGGATTCCCTCGATAATCGCGTACGCGCCCGGACTCGGCCCCGCCGCGTCTCCTCCGACCGCCCATCCGAGGTCGCGCATCATCACCGACACCTCGAACTCGAGTTTGCGTTCCTGGATTGTCGCCGCGGTGTCGAGCAGCTCGCCGTATTCCGCGCCTTTGTACATCACGAGCGCCGCGCCCACTCGATGCGTCATGCGCCAGGTCTCGGGGCGATCGGGGTAGTGTGTGATTTCGATCGAGCTGATTTGCGAGCGCAGCTGAGTCACGATCGCGTCTTCGATCGTCGCGATGTCGATCGCGGTCGGCGGCGCGAACACCACACCGTTCCACGGCGCGTCGAGCATCACGCCCATCTCAGTAGCCCCTCAGTTTGTTGCGAGTGAAAACGCGATCCGGTCCTTGCACATTCTTTTCCATTCCCGCGATCGGAGGTTCCTGGCCGTCGGCCGACAGTCCGAGCGTGAGCTCGCCGGCTGCTACCTTCACCAGCATCGCGACCGCATCTTCATAACGCTTGCGCGCATCTTCCAGGTCGTGGAGGGGGCGCAGCGACTGCATGCGGTACATCGCGATGTCGGTGGTGAGACGGTTGAGGACTGCCGGCGGATCTGTCAGCGGCAGGGTGAAGCGTCCTTCGATGTATCCGTCAATTTCGGCGGACGCATCGGCCAGCGCCTGCGTGATCGGCGTCGTATTTACCGTCGTCGCGGTGGGATCTTCATTAGTCAGTTGAACCAGGTCGCGATTCGGGTAGCGATTGATCATGTCCTGGGCGGTGGCGTAGCTCACAGTAGTGACCTCAATCTTTCAGGTCTCTCCGCGGGCGCTGAACATCTGACTTGCGCCCGCGGAGAGTGGCCTTGCACTCCGGCGGCGCGGGCAGGAGGGGGACCCGCGGTACGCCGGCTCAGGTAAACTGCTTTCATCACTTCACTTCGTCCCTATGCGAGGAACTCGCTGACAATCAGGTCCGCGCTATTGCGCCAGATGTTCGAGGTCGCGACATTTGCGCTTGCGCCGGCGCCGGCCATGAATTCGGAGTTCAGCAGTTGGCGCGCGACTTCTTCGAGCGTCGGCGGGACCAGCAGGTACACGCCGCTGCGGCTCGACAGTGCGCCAAACGGCTGTCCCGCATCGGTTTTGAACGCTCGCATCGCGGCCCGTGCGGCGCCGTAGTTGGTCGGATTGCTGAGATCGGTGTTGCTGGCGTAGGCCAATTGCCACAGTCCGACGCCGGTGTTGGCGCGGCCGTCCACGCCGTAGCGGAACTCGCGCCGGTTGAAGACCGCTTCGTCGGCGACATTAGTCATTCGGGTGACTGCGTATTCGCGGCGCAGCTGAAAGATGAACGGGCGAATCACGCGGGACGCATCGATCAGGTACCAGTACGCGCCGGTCCCGCTCGAGTTGATATTCGACGCCGCGGTATCGGCCTGGCCCAGCAACCCGACCGGATGAGTCGCCGAAAAGAACGGCTGCCCGTCGAAGCCGACGACGTCGGTGGGATTGACTACTGCGTCTTTGATCATCGCGAACAGCAGCATGTCGGGATGCACCTTGGTGTCCCATCCGAGCTGCTCGATGATCGGCTCGTAGGCGCCGTAGGTATCGTCTTCGATATCATTTCGGTCAATAGCCACTGTGTCTTCGAAGTTCCGATTGACTATTGTGTATTCATGCGTCTCGAGCGCCTGGATTACTCTGTCGCCCAGCCATTCGCGGAACTTGGTAGTGCGGCCGAGCCACGGATAGGTAGTCTGGCGCGAGGCCGAACGCACGACGCTGGTGATCTGTTCGTAGTACGACGGCGGCTTCTCGAATCCGCGCTGGAAGACGACGTCGAAGCCGGTGAACAACGCGGTCAGATTTGCTGAACTGATTTCCATCTATTTTTCCTTTTTTCAGTAAAGTGTTTCTTACGCTGTTGCTGTCGATTGGTGCCAGAAATCGACCCAGACCTGGCCGCTCGGATCGATTGCGACTACCGTCCCGGCCGCCGCGTATTGCTGGACGCTCGCGCCGCTGGCGCGATCAGTCGCGGTGACGTTGTTGTCGTCGAGTGCGAAGCACACCAGTCCGACCTGCGCCGCGCCGACGGTTCCGTCAGTCGCGTAAAGGAACACTCCCTTGCGCGCGGTGATCGAAATTGCGCCCGCGGTTCCCGGATTGTTGATCGCGTTCTGGCCCGGGATTCCGCTCTTGACGTATTCCGCGCGGCCCACGACCTTGAGCGCGTTGGCGACGGTAGTCGTCGCCGAGGCCGGGACCGCGTTGCCGGCCGCATTCAGCGCGACCATCCCGCCGAGGTAAACGTTGG